AAGAACACCGCGGACAGTTCCAGCGACCAGGTCGACATGGCCGTGCAGCAGCAGAAGATGCAGGAAAGCGCGCAGGCGCACCAGGCCCAGCTCGCCGCCAATCAGCAGAAGATGGCGCTGGAACGCCAGAAGGCCGACCTGTTGATGCAGCAGCACACCCTGCGCGCCAATGACATGGCCTCGCGGCAGAACGAACGCCGCGCCGCGCAGCAGTTCAAGATGAGCCAGCCACAGGGTGGAGGCCCGGTGTGACATGGGCGTACGCGATGTCATAGCCAAGGCGTTGATGGGCATCAAAGCCTATCACGCCTCGCCGCACGACTTCGAGCGGTTCGACCTGTCGAAGATCGGCAGCGGCGAGGGCGCGCAGGCCTACGGGCATGGCATCTACGCGGCCGAAAACCCGGCGACCAGCGGGCAGGGCGGGCAATACTGGAACAATTTTGTCTCGCGTTTCAGCGGACCGGAACAGGAAGCCGCTATCTACCTGAAATCTGCCGGTTTCGATCGTGAGAAAGCGGCGAAGATGATGTCCAACCACATCAATCAAGTCATCGACGCAGGCGTTGCGGACAACGCGGCCATTGACAGGAAGATACAGACACTGCGGCTGTTAGAGAGCGACAAGCCTGTCGGCCCGCGCACCTACGAGGTCAACATCAACGCCGACCCGGCGCAGATGCTGGATTGGGACAAGCCGCTGTCGCAGCAATCGCCAAGTGCTCAACAATTATTACTACCCGGTGCGGGTAAAAAACTGGCATTGGACCCTCATGTAGCCTCCATTTTTGAGGGCAATCCGGCGAATGTAGACGCGGCAACGGCGTATCGCGCTTTTGGTCGTGCGCCCGTCGCATCACAGGCGCTGAACGAAGCAGGTATCCCCGGCATCAAGTATCTCGACGCCGGATCGCGCGGCGCGGGTCAAGGCTCCAGCAACTACGTCGTGTTCGATCCGTCCATCATCGACATCACGCGCAAGTACGGCATTGCGGGTGCCGCGGCAGCGCCTGCGGTCGGCGCTGCGATGGGATCGACCTACGACCAGAACCAGTACGAGGCGCCGCCATGAGGATGGGCGATCTCGCAGACGTTTCCACCTACGACATCCCGACCCCGATCGGTGGCGAGGACACGCCGCAGGGTGCGCTGCCGCTGTGGGCGAGCCAGGCCCAGGCGCTGTCACCCGATCGCGTGATCGAGCCGCAAACAGGCATGTGGCCCAATCCGCCGCCGGTGCAGATCGGCCCGCCGGCGCCGCCGAACCGGCCCAACCCGCTGACGCCGTTCAGTGCGTGGCGCGCGGACCCGCCACGGCGTACCGCCGGCACGGTGATGGGCGATCTCGCTGCAAGCCAGATCCCGACTGATCCGCTCTCGATCGGATTGGCGGTCGGCACGGGAGGGGCCAGTATTCCGATCCGCATGGGCGCCACCGCGGTCGGCGCCGCGCTACAGCCGTCCGACGCCGAGGCCGGAGCGAGTGGTGCAGCTAAATTAGTGAAAGGCATCAAGGCTGCGCTGAAGGCTAACGAGGCACTCGGCGGGGTTTTAAGCCCTGGTAACATACCGGGAACGATCGACGTCCCCGTTCTTGGTCCGTCCTCGCCGATCAATGCGCCCTACATTTCAAACCCGCAGCGGGTGGCCAATCCTGGCATTTACAAGCGTCCTGACGTGATTGCGGCCGAGGCTGCGGCTCGGGTCGAGCCGGAGCACCCGGCCCTGAAGCAACTGTTTGGGGTCACACGGCAGGATCTTTACGACATCAGCCAGCAGGGTCGACGCCAGGGTAACATGGAAACGGAACTGTGGCAGCCGAAGCGGCCGGGCGCGCCTAACGAGGCCGCGCTTTCGATAATGAACCCTGCCAATGAGCAGCGCATCCTCGATACATTGGCGGAGGCGCGCAAGTACCCTGGCCTGGAACAGGGCATGGTGCCTTGGTACGTCATGGACCCGATGTATCAGCGCATGGTCGAGCTGGTCGGGCCTGAACGTGCCGCGAAGGAGTACATGGATTTTAACATGAGCGTCACGCCGTTCTCAGCCGGCTCGAGCGTGCCGTCCGAAATCAACCGCGGCACAGCGGCAAACATGATGCGCCAGCGCGGCGAGTACGACATTTTCAAGCAGTATGGCGGCATCGCGGTGCCGAAGCGCGGTGCGGACTACCCGGAAGCGTTGCGCGACGTCAAGGGCATGATGGGGCATCTCAACCAGGCTAACCCGGTAGAACGCTATTTCAGGACCGGATCCCACGGCTACGGCGACGAAAACGTAAAAATCAATTTATACTCTGGCGCCTCTGGCGTACCGCAGACCGGCTTCCAGACCACTGGCGCGGTGCCCGACGCGCACTTCACGCGCGCGATTGGTTTACCCGATGCGCGTAAGAACCCGAACGACTTCAACGAATACATGCAGGGCACCGAGTATCGCCAGATCGGGCCTTGGTACCGCAACAAGATTGCCAATCCGCTCGGCATCGAGGCGGTGCCGGCGCAGGCGCTGATGTGGGGCACCTACGGGCCGCAGACCGGTGTCAAGACCAAGATCGGCGCCGGTAAGCTCGAGTTGATGTCCAAGCAGATGTGGGAGCGCGCCCAGAAACTGGGTATTGATCCCTATGAGTTTCGCGATCAAGTGCTACGAGGCGAGCAGCACTCCGAACTGGAGAACGACAACCGCAGCATGGGGAGCCTTGCCGCACAAAACTACGCTTAACCCCTGAGAGGAGACTAGCATGGCCCAATCCGCAGCTACCGTGACCACGTCAAATCCGACACCACCAACAAACATGGCCTGCACGGGCGCGACGCCGCCCAATGCGCCCAACTACACCAAGCTGACCTATCTCAACTATGTCGGCGTGGGCCTGGCCAATGCCGGCGGGTCCAGCGGCGGAGCACCCGCGCCGGCCGGGCTGTGGTCGGCGGTGGTCAACCCGCCACCGTTCTTCGATGATGGAAGTGCAGCGTCCGGCATCGTGTTCGCGACCAATACGGCGGCGCTGGCGTCGGGATCGGCGGACACCGCTGGCGGCACCGGCAATCCTTCGGGATCGACCGCAGGCACGCCGGGCACCTGGCCGGGCGTTGCCAACGGCACGGTGCCGGCGAGCACCAGTCTGGCGCACGAAGGTGCCGGCACGGAGCTGTCGTCTACCGGACCCAACAACGTCAATTACACCTACCCGAGCGGCAATGCGCTCGACACCAACAAGATGGTGAGTGCCGGTCCCGTGCTGGTGAAGGCCACCACCGATGCCGGCGCGCCGGTATCGCCCAACAGCCTGCACGCCTCGAGCCTGTCGCCGGCCACCAACCCAACGCTGACGTCGATCGCCTCGATCGCCTCAGGCGGCGGCACCGGAACGTGTACGGCGACGGGGACTGGTTTCACCCGGCAGAGCGTGCTCTGGGTCAATGGTGTGTCGTATCCGACGACGTGGGTGTCGGCGACCAGTCTCACCGCGACGACGCCCAAGCGGGCGACAGCCGGCACCTGGCCGGTCTACGTCATCACCGGTGGCGTCGTCACCACCGCAACGCAGAACTGGACCTTTACATGACAACGAAAAAACACAACGACGAGCACGAGCACGTCGAAGCCGCGGCAGCTGCACCCAAGACCGAGGCGGCTCCGGCACCCTTCCCGTTCACCGGCAGCATCAACGAGCCGCAGACGGTGTCGCTGCCGCTGCCGCAGGGCACGGTGGTGCCCAAGCCATCGATCACGTCGATCGAACCGGACACCTGCGCGATCGGAGATCCCGATTTCACGCTGGTCATCACTGGAGAAAACTTCTTCGACGACAGCGTGATCAACTTCGCCGGCCACGATGAGCCGACAACGCTGGAAGCGGATGGCACGTTGACGACCGGCGTCAAGCCGTCGCTGTGGACCGAGCCGGTGACGGTGGGCGTACTCGTCAAGAACGGTCCTGAAGTCTCGAATGCGTTTGATTTCGATTTCACCGTGCCGGGGGCGGTGCGATCGAGCAAGCACAAGAGGAAATAGCCATGGCAGAACCAGTTGTGACGGTCGCCTCTGGCGGCCGTCCCGTGGTCGACGTGACGGCGTCCGCGCCGAAATTTGGCAAGGCTGTCACCGAGGCGGCGGCCGGCAAGGGGTCGCCGGTCACCAAGGTGACGACCTACGGCCAGCCGGTGACCTACCTCGTCGTGGCCACCAACGGAGACAAGCACCCCAAATGAGCGTCGAGCTGGAAGAAGTCGAGCCGGGTCGCTGGCGCGTGAAAAAGGCGTCACAATTAAAGGGGCGCTTCGATTTACGCTCCGATTTACCGATGCCGGGCGTGATCAGCGACATCATGCCGCCGACCGAGCAGGTCGACGGCAAGTTCTACACGTCCAAGAGCGCGTTTCGGCGCGTTGGCCGGGCCAATGGCCTGATCGAGATCGGCACCGAGAAGCTGGTGCCGAAGCAAAAGTCTACGAATACTCCAATCGTACAAGAACAAAGAAGGACCGCGGTCAGGAAGGCAATCGCGCAATACAAGAGCGGAGTGCGCCCGCATGCCAAGTAAATCCAAGGCCCAGGCCCGTCTGATGCAGGCCGTGGCGCACAATCCGAAGTTCGCCAAGAAGGTCGGCATCCCGGTGTCGGTCGGCAAAGAGTTCAACGAGGCCGACAAGCGGCGTGGAACCATCAAGAAGGCGATCAAGAAAGTGCGGTCATAACGACCGTAATTTAACCCGTCGGCCAAACGTCGGCTGACATCTGCGAGGGAACCATCATGTCCGACGTCACCGTCGCGCCGCCGAGCGCGCCTCAAACCGCCGCCCCCAATCAAAGCGAAGTCCCGATTAACCCGCTTCCGGTTAACTCGCCCAATCCGATCGGCTCGCAGGCGCCCCAGGCACCGGTAGGCGACCTGAAAGGCTCTGAGCACCGCCCCCAGAGCCGTCGCGAGGCCATCCAGGCGGCGTTCGACCGCGCCAACAATCCGAAAGCCGCGGTCAAACCGGCCGAGAAGCCGGCACCGAAGGCCGCCGAGGCCAAGGCCGGGCATAACCAGCCGCCGGAAGAAACCGAGAAATTCGATCTGAAGAAGCGCCCTCCCGCCGGCGACTTGCCGCGCGGCGACCGAGGGCAGTTCGCGCCGCGCGCGCGGGACAACGGTGAGGTTGGCCAGGATCGGCCAGGCGTGGCCAAGATTGGCCAGCCTGGCCAGCCTGGTCCGCAACTGCCTGAAAACGCACCCTTCCGCGAGCCGCCGCCGCGGATGGCCGAGCACGCCAAGCGGGACTGGGCCAATACCCCTGACAGTGTCCGCAGCGAAGTCGGGCGCATGCATCACGAGTTCAACCGCGCCTACGAGTTCTACCGCGCCGACCATGAGGCGTTCAAGCCGCTGCGGCCGTTTCACGATCTGGCGCAGCGCCAGGGCACCACGCTGGCGAAGGCGGTCAACAACTACGTCACGATGGAACAGAAGCTGCGCGCCGACCCGATCGGTGGACTGGACCTGATCATCCACAATCTCGGCATGGTCGACCCGCAGACCGGCAAGCAGATCGACCTGCGCGATGTGGCCTATCACGTCCTGAGCCGGTCGCCGGAGCAGCTGCGCCAGGTGCAGCAGGGCAACCAGCAGCAGGCCGCCGGGCAGCAGCTCGGCGCCCTGCACCAGGAAATTCAGGGCTTGAAAACCCACTTGGCCCAGATGCATACTGTGCAACAGTTCAACCAGACCCGATCGGCCGTCGACCAGTTCGCCGACAGCCACCCGCGGTTTGATGAACTCGGCGACCTGATCCAGAACGAGATCAATCTCGGTTTTGATCTGGAGACTGCCTACCGGCGCGCAGAACTGTTGCGCCCCGGCACCCACGCCCCTCAGAAGGGCAACCCATCGGCTCAGACCCGAACAACTGATCGATCTATCTCTGGCGCCCCTTCCGATGTGACCGCCTCAAACGCGGCATCGCGACGACCACGAGAAGCCAGTCGATCACCCCGTGAGGCTGTTCAGCGCGCAATCGCGGCGAACGGCCGGTTGTAACCGTTTGAACCCGATGGAGAGGCTTTATGCCCAACGTCACTACCAATGCTGCCTATCAGCAAATTTTAAGTATGGCTTTGGAGGACAGATCCTCCGGCTACCAGGATCTCGTCAGCAACAACAACGCGCTGCTGGCTGTCGTCAAACGCAAGGGTCTTTGGCAGACCTATAGCGGACCAAAAATTCGCCAGACGCTGCAGATCGGAAAGAACTCCGCTCAGTGGTATTCCGGCTACGATCAGCTGCTCAATCCCGCGATCGATTTGTTCAATGATGCGTTCTTCGATCCCAAGATGATCGTCATTCCGATCATCCTGTCGATGCAGGAGATCCTCAACAACGAGGGCGACAGCCAGCTGCTCGACGTCTACGACAGCTACATCTCGGCAGCCGAGAAGGCGCTGTCCGATGCCATGGATCAGGGCATCTACAGTGATGGAACGGCAAACGGGAACAAACAAATTACGGGCCTCGCCACGGCAGTCCCGATTGCCAACACCACCGGTGTCTACGGCGGCATCGATCGTGCCAACGCCACGATCTGGCGCACCGCAACTTATGACGCCAACTCGTTCCTCTCCGGCGCCACGCAGGTATCGAGCACGACGATCCGCCCGATGCTCAATTTCGTGATGACAAAGCAATCGCGCGGTCGCGACTACGCGGATCTCCTGATCATGTCACCGGAGCACTACGCGGCGTATGACGCGGCGACCATTGCGATCCAGCGTCAGCAAAACGAAACCTCGCTCGGTTCGCTCGGTTTCTCGGCACTGGAGTATATCGGTGGTGGCAAGCGAGCAGAGATTGTGCTCGATGGCGGCATCGGATCCAACATGCCGGCCAATACAACTTTCGGTTTAAACACCGATACGCTCCGGCTGCGCTATCACCCCAACAGAAACTTCGACAAGCTGTTTGAGGGTGATGGCCAAATGCCTATAGACAAGGATGCCGTTGCCCAATTTATCGGGTGGATGGGGGAACTCACAATGACCAATCCGCTGTTCAACTGGCGGATGTATGACAGCAACCCGGGAGCCTGATCCACTACAGGTTGCCGAGTAAACTGGAGCCGCCATCGTGTAGGTGTCAAGCCTTCCTTCCGCGGGAAGCGGCTCCAGCCCCACAAAAAGCAAGGAAGGACGACGCATGGCCTACCAGGATCCCGACGATATTCTCGTTGCTCTGTTCAAGAACCTACCGGTGAAGAACGCTGCCAAATCGCTGGCCGAGGGCCGGCCGATCTTCGACGACATGGAAGTGTGCGAGATCCGCGCGCCCGGCTCCAAGGACGTCAAGGTGTTTCCGGCCACCGCGGTGTCGCATTGGGCCACCAGTCCGCATGACGGCGAGCAATTCCAGGTGACCTACGCCGAGCGTTTCCGGCGCCAGTACCAGCAGTTCAAGGCGCTCGGCACCCAGACCAAGAGCGGCACGCCACTCAGCGAGGTATCATTCTTATCTGCTGGCAAGCAGGCTGAACTCAGGGCGCAGAACATTTACACCATCGAGGCGCTGGCCGCGATCGAAGGCGCCGAGCTGAAGAACCTGGGCCAGGGCGGCCGCGAGTGGAAGAACCAGGCGATCGAGTACCTGGAAGAAAGCAAGCGCGGCGCGCCGAACCTGCAGATGGCCGCCGAGCTGGAGGCCTTGCGCGCCCGCAACGCCATCCTCGAGGAAGACCTTGCCGCCAAGAAAGCGCACGAGGCCAAGGTCGCCGGCGAGTTCGACGCCATGACCGACGCCGAGATCCGTGAGTACATCAGGGTCAATACCGGCAGCGCGCCGCAGGGCCAGCCGGCCCGCAAGACGTTGATCCGCATGGCGATGGAGTGTCGTCCAGACAAGGCAGCGTGACATGACACTGTTGTCGGTGGTGAAAGACGTCTGCGCCGTGGTTGGCGTACAGGTGCCGACGTCGGTGTTCTCCAACCTCACCGGCAACAGGACCATGCAGGAAATGCTGGCGCTGGCCAATGAAATGGCGCAGCGCATTGCCTACGATACCCGCGACTGGACCGCGCTGAAGGCAGTGCAGATCTACGTTGGCGACGGCACGACGACGGCCTTCAACCTGCCGGCCAATTACAAGCGCATGCTGTTGACGTCCAACGTCTGGAAGTCGACGTCCTACATCACGCCGATGCTGTTTGTGCCCGACACCGACGAGTGGCTGAACCGCCGCGCCCGTGGCTACCAGAACTCGCTCGGCGAGTGGACCATCATCGGCGGCCAGATCCTGATCGAGCCGGCGCTGGCCACCGGGCAGACCGCCTATTTCGCCTATCTCGACAAGAACTGCATCGATCTCGCCTCTGGCGGCAACGGCAACGCCTTCCTGGCCGACAACGATAGCTTTGTACTTGACGAGCGCGTGCTCAAGTTAGGCATGACTTGGCAATGGAAAGCACAGAAGGGGTCACCTTACGCCGAGGACATGGGCACCTATGGCGATGCGCTAACCAGCGTGATGGGCCGTGACAGCCCCTCGCCGATCATTGTCGGCCGTCGGCCGATCAGTGCCAACGCCCGCGTTGCCTATCCCTGGCCGGTGCCGACATGAGCAGACACGAAGCCTTTCGCCGCTCCGCGGTGCCGCCGGAAGTATCGCAGCAGCTGCAGACCATCACGCTGCCGGCGCCGACCCGCGGCATCATTTTGAATGAAAACGAAGCCTTCATGCAGCCGGGCTCGTCGATCATCTGCGACAACTGGGCGCCGACCATGCGCGGCGTCAAATTGCGCGGCGGTTGCGTGCTGTGGGCAACGCTGCCGGAAACCACACCGGTTATTTCGGCGTTCAAGTTCGCATCTGGCAATAACCAGCGCATGTACGCCGGCAACGCCACCAAGCTGTATGACGTCACCACGATTACGCCGGTCGCGATCAAAACAGGGCAGGCCAGCGGCAACTATGTCGCGAGCCAGATGGCTAACCAGAGTGGCGATCACATGCTGGTCGCCAACGACGCCGGCGATTACATCCTGCATTTCGACGGCACGACCTGGACCACGTTCAACGCCAGCCAGATCACCGGCCCGGTTGGATCCAGCGTCGTGGCCGGGCACAACCTCACCTACGTCTGGAAATATCGCAACCGCTTTTTCTTCATCGAAGGCGGCACGATGAATGCCTACTATCTCGGCATCAACTCATTCCAGGGCTCGCTGTCGCTGATCCCGCTGGCGGGAGCCGCCACCAAGGGCGGCAAGCTGCTGTTCGGGGCGACGTGGAGTATCGACGCCGGCGACGGCATCGACGACAAGTGTGTTTTCGTCACCGATCTCGGAGAGCTGCTGATCTTCACCGGCTCCAATCCCTCCGATGCCGCCAATTGGCGTCAGGAGGGCCGCTACGAGATGAGTGCGCCTATGGGTATGAACGCGCATTTGTCGGTCGGCGGCGATCTTTTGATTGCCACCGTCGACGGCATCCTGCCGACATCCGGCGCCATCACCAAGGACCGCGCCGAGCTGGAGTTGGCCGCCATCACCCGGCAGATCAAACCGATGTGGCGCGACGAAGTGAACGCCAAGCGGTCCTGGTCCTGGACGATGGAGAAATGGGACGAGTACGGCGGAATTTTCGTCACCTGGCCCGGCGGCAATCCCGGCAATCAATACTGCGCGGTGGTCAATGCCGCGACCGGCGCCTGGTGTCGTTTTGTCGGCTGGGATGCCACCTGCTTTGTCCGCTTGCGCGGCGATATGTTCTTTGGAACGCAGACCGGCAAGATCATGCAGGCCGATCGCACCGGCTACGACAACGGCCAGTCCTATACCGCGACCCTGGTCGGCGGCTGGGAGATGTTCCAGTCGCCGAGCCAGACCATCACCTGGCGGCAGGCGCGGGCCTCGTTTGCGGCGTCCAACGCGCAGCCGTTCCAGCCGCAGCTGTCTGCCACCGTCGACTATGTCGTGACTCTGCCGACGCCGCCGCCGGCCGGCCCGGACCCCGGCGTGCTCGACCTCTGGGACGAGGGCCATTGGGGACCGGACATGGGCGGTCCACCGCCGCCGGTACCGACGGCACCACAGCGCGCTCAATATGCGCAGTGGGACCAGGCCGCGCCCGGACGGCCGGTAGTCAGGAATACGATGTGGGTGTCGATCGGCATGACCGGCTTCACCCACGCGCCTGTTGTTCAAGTCACGGTTGCGCAACAGGCCAAGCCCGACGTCGAACTGATCTCGATTGCGGCGACGTTCGAGCGCGCCGGCGTCAACGTCTAGGAGAGGTACATGGCCCTGAGCGATCTGTTTGCGCCGGCCTACATCCGCAGCGATCCCAACTCGGTGCAGGCGGTACAGGATTGGCAGAACCAGAATTTCGGCATGACCAACCAGGGCGTCGAGGCGACGCGGCACCCGGTCGGGTTCAATACCGGCAATCCGGCCGGCATGGTTGATCCCGAGGCATTGCGTCAGCTGGCCCAGGGCGGTCCGCGCAACGCGATTGCGGCGCAGGCGGTGGCGGCGCCCGCGGCAGCACCAGCAGCGCCGGCGGTTTACAGCGGATACAACCCCTATGCCGGCACCGGCTGGTGGCCAGTGTTCGTGCAGAACGTTGGCCAGGACGCTGCGATGAATTGGGTCGGCCAACATCTCGGAGGTTTGTGATGGCCGATTTCGGAAGCATGAGCGCCGATCAGATCAACGCCTCGATGGGCTTTGGTCCCGGCGGCGTCGGCAACCAGTCGCAGGCGCTGTTCAACAATCTGTACGGGCCGCAGGGGTTTGGCGGGCAGACGGATTACTATTCGGCGCAAGGTGCCGCCTACGGCCTTGGCACGGGCGGATTTGGCGGCACGCCTGCCGATTTCTCAGGTAGTCGCGGCTCGCCCGCTTATGATTATGGCAGCTTATACAGTCCCGCCAAGGTTCAATCGCCACCTGCCTATGATTACGGCAGCATGTATCAAGCGCCGCAGTATCAGCCCGACCCGGTGCCACAGTCGTCGATGAACAACCCAAACTCGCAGGCCTTGCTGGGATACAGTCCGTATCAACAACAACTGCTGGCGGCGGGTTGGTCTCCGGTGGCCGTTGGTCAGCCTTCCTACGACTACGGCAGTCTGTATCAAGCCCCCCAGCAACCGGCTTACGATTACACCAGTCTGTACCAGCAGCCGCAGCAACCGGCCTACGATTACACCAGCCTGTATCAGCAACCTGCTTACACGCCCGACTATGGCGCCAGCCTGCCGGGACAGCCCTATTATCCCGGCTACTTCGACAGCACCTTTGGCGAGGCCAACTCGCAGCCACAGCAGACCGGTTTTAACCCGTACAATACCTACGGCCAGCCGGGCGCAGGCGGCGGCGGTTATAACCCCTACGCAAGCACAGGCTGGTGGGCACCGTTCGTGCAGAACGTCGGCCCGGAGGCCGCACAACAATGGCTCACCAGCCAGGGCGTCGGCGCTCCCAGCGGCGGCGGGCAACCACAAGTGGATTTTCCGCAGGCGCCTCCGACCACGCCGCCCCCAGCCAATCCTACGATAGACTGGAACACCTACTTTAATCAGATGACTGCGGCGCAGCAGCCGAACTTCGACCAGCAATTTGGTCAGATCCCCGGTCAGCCCTACTATCCCGGCTATTTCGATAATACCTTTGGCGCGACCAACTCACAGCCGCAGCAAACCGGCTTTAGCCCTTTCAACAGCTATAATCAGCCCGGCGTTGGTGGCGGCAGTGATCTCTACAGCATTCTAAATCGTGTCGGCATGAGCATGTCGGATTGGGTCGGGTTCAGCCAGCTTGCAGGACCGGAGGTAGCGCAGCAATGGCTCACCAGCCAGGGCGGTGGCGACGGCGGCGGCACCAGCTCCTATCCATACAGCGGCAATCCCTATTACCTGCCGCAGCCCATGCCCGCGCAGCAGGGTTTTCAGCCGGGCGGCGGCTTCGGGGCCTCTGGGTTTGGCGGTCAGTCTGGGTGGTACGCCGGGCAACCGGGTTATGGCATGGGTATCGGAACGGTGGGGCAGATCGGTGCCGATGCTGGCGGCTACGGCGGCGCGCAGCAGAGGGGCGACTTCAACCCGTATGGCCTGCCGCCTTACGCCGGTTCCGACATCATGGGGTCAATCGGGCAGCAAATGCCGATCTTCTACTACGGCGGAGGTTAACCAATGGCCGCTAATCCCTATGCCAGCACAGGCTGGTGGAATAATTTCGTACAGGCTCAAGGCCCCGAAGCCGCACAGCGATGGGTGGATCAGCAAACCGGCGGCGGCGGTGCTGACGCGCAGCGTAACGCCATCGCGCAGGCGTTGATGCCGACACAGGCATTGAGCGGCGGTACCATCCAGTACAGTGCGCCGCGCGCGCCGTCGTCGCAGCCTCTGCTGTCAGACGCGGAATACATGGCAATGGGCGCGTCGCCGACTGACATTATGCTGTTCAAACAGGTAATGGCCGGGAAGTCGGTTCCGACCGGCGTCGCCGGACCTTATGGTGGCGGCGCGATGGGGCAACCGCAGATCCCGAGCGGCTATAACGCGTTCAGCGGCGCGGGGCTTCCCGCGACCAACATCGGCCAAGGCGGGCTGACGGATCCCGGCGCGGGCGGCGCGTTTGCCGGCGGTGGAATGCCGCCCCCAAGTTCCCGCGCACCAACCGGGGGGAACATGACAATCGGTGTACCGCCGTCGCAGGGCGGCCAATACGGTGGCGATCCGATCCAGCAGGGCGGCGGCCTCCCGACCGGCAATCCGTACATGTTCGGATATGGCTTCCAGCCGGGGCCGGATCCGACGAACGCGCCGATGCCCTACGCTGAACCCTATCAGTATTACGGGGGAAGCTGATGCTCGACTACGTCTACGGCCACGACGACATCATCTCGCGCTTTGTCGCCAGCCTCGTGCCGGCGTGGCAGGGCCGCGAGCTGCCGCCGATGATGTCGACGATCGGCATTGTGGACAAGGACGGC